TGGACATGTATCATGACCTAATTTTTGATGAAAAAGAACGTACAACACCAATGAAAGCAGAGGATTTTAATGACAGACCAGACGAGATGGGGAATACCAGAAGTACAACTAAGAAATAAAATTAAAAAGTATCAAGACGATAATTTTAGTAAAGCAATGACTCATGCTCAAAAACTTACAAAAGTAAATTTAATACATTTTGCACATAAGATAGATGAATTAATTAAAGATAAGGAGGCAAAAGATGAATGATACAATACGTAATGTAATGTTACTTAGGTACAAAGCAGAAGTAGAAGATGCTAAGTACAAGATAAAATGTTATAGTGATCATGAATTAGTGATACCTGAACATCCGGACATTACAGCAGAGATAGATAAGTTGTTGTCAACAATAGCTGAAGCTGAAGATAAGATGGCAGTAATTAAGCTACATTATGGCGAAAATAAGACAGATAAAACTCTATTATAGGTGTCGAACAGGTGTCGAACAGGTGTCGACAAATGGGGTTACTTTAGAACTATTCTAAAAAAACTGCGTCAAAGGTGTACAAAATTCATAAAAATGTCGACACTTTCGATACCACTTCGATACCATTTCGATACCCAGGTGTCGAAGCTACTATTCATATGTACCAACAGTTATAGGTCATTTCTGTAAAGTTCGATACCAAATCTGTTTTTTTTAGGGAAGCGCAGTAAAAAAAATAAATTGTCATATAGGTGTCGAAGGTTTAAAAAGAACTATGCCTAGAAAAAGACGTAAAGCTATCAACACAGTAACAACTCCTGATATACCTTTTCAAAAAGTCAGAGTGGAGTGGGTCGACTGCGTAAGTGACTCTGGCTGGGCTAACGAAAAAGAATTTGATAAGATGAAACTATCTTATCCAGTCAATGAAGGTTGGTTGTACGAGAAGACGGATAAACATATTAAGATGTTTGCTTCGTACGATAAAGATGATGATGGAATTACTTTTGGGGATCGGACGATGATTCCTCGTCATTGGGTAAAAAAGATTCAGAAGATTTAGATGGAGTTACATCAATTATCTGTGCATAGTCGTCTAAAATCTGTTTCATTTTTGCTTCTAGCTCTTGTTCTGATAGGTCCTCTAATTTTCCTGTTTTTATTATTTTCCTATCTATGTATAATCCTGCTGCTTTTCCTCTGTTTGCTTCCGCATTCACTGCTGAAGAGAATGATCCTTTTTTCAAAGCGGCTTCTCTAAGTCTACCAAGTTCTGCAATGTGACCTTCATAAGTCACTTCATGTTTTCTAATTCTTTCTTCTTTTAATTCACCAATATGTTTTACAACAAGAGGTGATAGTTTTGGATTACAAAGTTCTGATCCTTCTTGTCTTGCACGTTTAGGTGAATACCCTGCTTTCAATGCTGCCTCTGTTTGTGTTAGTGGTCCGTTCTCATCACCAAATACTAAGAACTCGGCGAATCTCATTTGCATTTCAGTTAATCTTTTTGGCAATCCCATGATTGACAATTTAAGGTAACTATCCTATAAAGTCAATACTATGAAAGCAGATATACCTGAAGATAGAGGGCCAGCAGATTTAGAAAGAGTTATAAAAGAACTTAAAGAAGTAATTGAAGGTCATAAAATGTTACACGAAGAGTCAAGAAAGGAAATACAAATGTTAAAAGAAAATGGTTATGAGTTAGAAAAATGTAGAAATTTATTGCAAGGTTATAAGAATGTGATAAATGATTTATCAGCCAGGTTGAATAAATAATGTTTGTACGACACCTGCAAGAATACCTCGCCAAATTTACAGAAGGCCGTAATTCCAAAAATGGTAATGCTGTAAGTAACGCCAGAATATTTATTGCGATGCCGAACGGTTACCTAGAAGAGATAAGACGTATTGAAGTACACGAAAGCACAAAGCCAGGTGATACTTCTGTTCGTGTTGTTTTAAAACCAAATAAGGAAGAGAAACTAATTTTACCTCCTGGATACATTAAAGATTACTAGTTTTTAACACAGGAGTTACCTTGAAAAACGCATGGCACCAGAGCGTAAATTTTACAATAAAATTAAAAAATCTATACCTGAAATATCTTGGATTAGACTTGAAAATCATAGCTTACATGGTACTCCCGATCTATTGGGCTATAATAATTCTGGCCACTTTTTCACAGTAGAATTAAAAGTTACGAAGGGTAACAAGGTACGCTTCAGTCCACATCAAATTGCGTTTCATGTGAAGCATCCTATCAACACATTTATCATGGTCCAGCACCTCGGTTCAGGTACCGTGAAACTTTTTCGTGGTTCTCAAATCTTGGAGCTTGAAGCTTGCGGCTTGGAGCTTGAAGCCTGTTGCTTGTCGCTTGAAGCTTGTGGCTTATTTTTTAAATCGCTTGGAGCTTGAGGCTTGTCGCTTGCAGCTTGGGGCTTGAGGCCCGAATCAGGTGCACGCCGCGCCGATGCCGTCGCAACCCTGGGGCTAATGACCTGATCCGATTTATTACGCAGCTGTCGTAATTCTTTATAATATTTTGGGTGATACCACATTAATGTTTACCGTAACTTATATTCTTTATATCACGGTTCCAACATGCTCTGCAATCCCTGCATTCATTATTCTGTTGATCAGCCGGGCAGCTGTGCTGCCCGTCAGTCTTAACAGTAGACGTCCAGGGCCAGAAAGAGACAGGGCCCTGGTTGATCATATGAGAACTAAAACGAATAATTAAATTTTTTGGAACCTCTTCAGGTTTAACTTGTTTTAATATCTGAGCTTCACGTGTCGGAATCCAGTGCTTGGTGCCCGGTGTTCCTTCACATACTTTAAAAATATTTTTGAGATGGTCCAGTGACTGCAAGTCTCCGCTGTCGTGCCATCTAAATTCTTTATGCGGTTTTATTAATTGTATCATTGCATCGACCCAGCCTGGATGCTGTAATGCTTTTAATCTTCTGTTTAATGCTTCCTTAACATTTGAAAATCTATAACGACCCTTCAGGGCATAACAGCCTTCACAAACTGAGCCCTTAACATTAACGAGCTTTGAGCCGGTGATGCATGCAGCAGCGGGAATATTATACGCTGGCCCAGGCATCTTAGAAGGCTTAGACAGCCCGCCAACTATTTTCTGTAATTCTTTCTTTAACATACCATCCTATATAATCCTTTATTCTTTCTTGTCAAGCTTGAAGCTTGCAGCTTGTTGCTTGCGGCTTCCTTCTTTAGAATGATTTTTAGAATCATTCTAAAGTGACCAGAGTGCAGAGGTAATTCCACTGCGGGTTCTTCCATTACATTGGACCCTGATCCCAGGACCCTGGCGCCCGTACGAAGCTTATCTGGCACATACCAGGGACCAGGGATCAGTTCTGATTGTTCACTGCACGAAGACGGCTGATGCGGTGTGACGTACAGTACAACCAGAAGTTGTCCCAAGATTTAACTTATTAAATCTTAATACAATATAATCCTTGACAATCCTATTGTCAAGTGTTAAAAATAAATTATTAACAGAAAGGCAAAAATGCAAACAAGAAAAATAACACTTAACGCAGAAAAGCGAAAAGTAATTGCTGACCAATTTCAATCTTTTTACGAAGATAAAGTAAAAGATAAATTGATACAAGCAAAAGAACAATACGACTTAATGAGAGATAAAGCAAAAGAGCAAATTGAAAAGGTCGTAAGGTTTCATCAACCTCAAGAAGATGTAGATACAATTAGGTCTATGATACAAAAATATAATCGTGCAGGTGGTGACCTGTATGAAGATAATTGTTTCTATGTTCAAAGACCAATAACTAAAGTTGATGATGAGGGTCAAGAATATGAAGCTAAAGATGAAGTTCATGTAAGATTTGACATGGGTAAAAACTTTGCAAGAGCATATTATCGTGATGAGATGAAAGCAAAGGGATTAAACCCAGATTTTAAATTGTCAATCAATGATGACTACTCAAAAAGAAATCCAAAGTATTACAATGATGAAAGTAATTGTAATAAATTTTTAGGTTTTAGTACATCTTCAAATGATGATAAATCTATTACTACACCAAAAGAAAAATGGAATAGTGATTTTAAACTTTGGACTATTGGTAGTTCTTATTGTCATTCAAGACAATTCAAAGTTGATGAGAACACTATGAATTTCTTTAAGATGTATCGTGCTAGTGCAGATAATGTAATTAGAGAACATCAAGAATTATATTCTTATGTTGAGGGCAAAATGAAAACTTTAAGATTAGGTTTAAAATCTTATAGAACATTTGACCAAGCA